GAACTCCGGTGCAGCGACCGAGGCGCCTGACATGCCCTGGATCGACTTCAGTCGAGGACCTGCGTGCTTGACGAAGTGGGCGCCAAGACTCTTCGCAGGTTCGGATCCGCTGTCACCGGCAGGGGGAGGAGTGCTGTCTCCCCCGGCGCCGAGAGCATCGATCGCGTCGATGAGCGCCTCGGACTTGAGCGCTTCGGCGATCTTGCCGTCGAGTTCCGTCACCTGGTCGATGAACTTCTGCACCTCGCCCGCCTGATCGGCGGTGAGTTCCACGCCGTCGTCCTTCGCCTTGGCGATGATGTCCTGCGCCGCCTTATATGCGGCAGCGCGCTGTTCCTTCAGATTCACGATGGAATCCCTTCTGCCCCTGAGAGAGCAAGTAATTGGAGGTGTGCCGCCAGGCGGACGGACGGACTTGGCGTGGCCTTGGCGGCAGAAGGTTGATCGTCCTTCCCCGCGGGCGGTTCCTCACCGCTGGTCGCATCCTGGTCTTTAGGGTCCGGGGTCGTTCCCGACTTCGACTCATCGCCGGTGACGGCGTTGAGTACATCTGTGATGGAGGCCGTCGCGGTCTCGAGCTGAGACTTGATGTCGCGCAACACCCCTTCGTTCTTCGCAGACAGCACCCGCCCGGCTTTCGCCTGCAGTGCTGCAGCGGCGGTCTTCACCGCGAGGATCTCGGTCTCCTGGTTCGCCCCGACAGGGACAACCGAAATCTCGTACAGTTCGAGCTCGTTGAGGCTGTAGTAGCCCGGCTGGTAGTCGTCCTCGTCGCCGATCGGCTGCACGTACTCGCCCGACACGATGTTGTAGGCGAACGACATCTGTGTCACACGCCCCGCCTTGAGTAGGCGATACACCTGGGGGCCTTTCGGTGAATCCATGTCGATTTGGCAGGTGACCTTCAACCCGTGATCGTCCTCGATCGCCTCGATGACGTGCCCGATGTTGAAGTCGGGGTCGCTCATGTTGTGGCCCCACAGCAGCGGGATCGGGTTCCCTGACTCGGCCCACTGAGCGAGGTTTCCGACGAATGCACCTGGCTGCACGACATCGCCGTAGGAGTCGGTGTTGCCGAACACGCTTGCGTAAGCAATGAACTGGCCCTCATCGAGCGAGTCGTCGCTGTCGCCGGTGGCCTTGACCTTGATCAGGCACGACTTCGTCTTCATCCGTGTCCTCCTTGGGATTCGGTGCCGCCGGCAGGTTCGGTTGCGGTCGTCTGGTTGAGGTTGCGCAACACATCGTCGCCACCCTCGATGCGCGGCAGGTTCTGTTTCGCACGGCCTTCGTTGATCGACATCCACGGGCCGCCGATCGCTGCCTGCATGACTGCCGACTGCTCCTCGAACGATCCAGCGAGCTTCGCCGCGATGTTGAACTCGACGTAGGTGTCGTCGGTGTCTTCCTCGGTCACCACCGGCACGAGGAACGCGTTGACGCGCTGCTGGATCATCTCGATCATCGGGCCGAGAGTGTCGCCGTAGAGCATCCGACGGAACTCCCGCACGTTGGCGTAGTTTGCGTTATCGAGTAGCCCGACCATCGTGGGGTTGACGTGGAACACCTGGGCGACCGTCGCGAGTGACAATTTGTTCGCCTCGACGTACTGCTCCTCTTTCGCCGAAAACCCAAGCCGCTTCAGCTCCATGCCGTCCTCAAGGAGCGGCACGCCACCGGCTTCGGCACCGTCGTCGCCGGTGTACTTGTCGCGCCACTGATCGATGAACCTTTTGCGCACCTCCGGCTCCCACTTCGTGCCCGCTGGGCGCGTCAGGTAGGCGCCGACCCGTCCGCCGCGCTGCCAGTTCTGATCGCGGTAGATCTGTGCGTGAATCTGCTCCGCCAGAATCGATTTCAGTGCCGCCACCGCCGAGTGACCGCGCCGCGTGTCGATCGGATCCCATCCGTGGAACACCAGCATCTGGTCGGCGGGTACGCGGATCTCCTGTCCGGCCGCTTCCGGAAACCGGATCTTGTAGCCGCCGTGTCCGAACGCGCTCGTGTCGTACGTCCCGACCACCCACGTCGGGGGGATAGACCGGATCACCCAGCCGGAATCCGAGTTCGAGTCCCGACCGAAAAACCAGAAAGCGTGGTCGTACAGGCAAAGATCTGCGCAGGTCGCGTGGATCAGTTCATAGCCAGTTGTGTTTGCGTTAGGTTTCCGCAGCAGCAACGCCAGCGGCGTGTTCCGTACCCGTGTGCGGCCATCGTCCTCGTCACGCACATACGCGTGCAGACCGAGTTGGGCAATGTTCCGCGCCACAAACCCCACGACCGTACGAAGATGAGGCTGTTCCCGCCACAACGTCTCCACCGACTGGCCGCGGATGTTCTCGAGCACCAGATCGAGGATCGGTTGCACCGTCACTTGAGGGGGCGGAAGTGGCTTGGGCGAGAACCCAAGCCAGGAGGTCACTCCCACGTGCACCCCCTCACAGGAACTCGAGATCGTAGTCTTCGTACGCCGATGACACCGGCTCCTCTGGTAGCTGCCACAAACCCCACACCGCGCCGATCATCGCTTGCAGCGGCGCGGCGTCAGTTGGGGATTTCGCCCGATCGATCACCACCGCACCCTGCCCCAGCACCTTCGGCACCGCGGTGGATGCCGCACGATCAAGACCCGGATGCGGCAGATGCTGCAGGCGCGGTGCCCCCGGGTCCGATACCGTCGCTTCAAGCCGGTCGTACACCAGCGCGAATCCGATCCCGAGATCCGGCCCAGCCCAAGGGATCACCGTCACATCGACATCAGCACTTTCGATGTCAACCAACAGCGACGTCACCGGGGCGCCGTTGGTCTGAATCACCACTCCGTCGAACCGGTCCGCATGGTCAGCCAACCAACCGACGACCCACTCAGTGCCCGCACGGTCGGCGCCGATGTCGACCACCGGGACTCCAGTGGCGTCGAACCCGGCACGCGCGATGTATGCGCGACCGCGATTCCACGACACATCCACACACACCACCCGACGTGAATCCTCCGTGATCGCCGCCTCATGCACCGTCGTCAACTCCCACGCACCTGAGGGGAACGGACCCGACGCCGCTGTGTTGATCCACCGGCACAACACCTCTTGCTCAACCACATGCGGTGGATCCGTACGGACCGCCGCCGCGATCGCACGCTCAGTGATGCAGTTCTCCACCACGTCGGTGTGACCCATCGACGGATTCGCTTGCGCCCACCCGTCCCGGTCACGCCGACTGAGCCCGGGCGCTGCCGACCACTCAAACAATCCGAGGGTGTCCTCGCCGAGATCGTCCTCCCACTCGGCGGCGTCCTCGTCGGAATCAGCGCTAGTCAGTACGTCATGGTCGCCGTCACCGTCAGGCCAATCCAAGGCCCGGTGTGCGAGTGTCCGCAGATACCGCAGCACGATTGACACGGCGTCACCGGCGTTCGAGAACGCCCACACCTGCGCCTTCGGCCGGGCGAGTGTCGTCTTCGTCGCCGCCGCCCACGAGTCCCACGACTGATGCTCGCGCAGCTCGTCCAGCAAGATCAGGTCGCCCGAGAAGCCGCGGGCCCCGCGGCGTGATGCCGACGCCACCCGGTACTCGGTCAGCAGCTCGTCATCCTCCGACGACGGCCGGACGAGGAACCGGCGCGGATGACCGAGCTTCACATCCTCGATCAGCTCCTCGAGCTCCGGCTCCGCCCGAGCCATCGCGACAGCCTCATCCCACGCCTTCTCCGCATTCGCAAGATCCTGAGCCGTCCCGATGACCGTTCGAGATTCCAGCGCGTAGATGTGCCACAACGCCAGCACCAGCATGACGAGGGTGTTGTGAGTAGGCATAAGATCGCGTCCGGCCAAGAACAGCCCATCCGGACGATCCACCTTGATACATCGAACAGGCCTGGACGGCACTGGTGTGATGCACCGAATCGATACAGCGTGACGCTCGCCGCCGCGCGACTTCAGATCGTCGCGGACGCGACTTGTCTTCCTTCCCAACCGGAATGGCCGGTAGGCGTCGTGAGCACTCGGTGTGAAAGTCACCCGATAACGCGGTCCGCAGTCCCGCCCCGCGATCGTCGCACGCGACTCACGCAGAGTCGCCCGCCAACCCAGCGACCTCGCCAAATACAGCGCATCGTCTGCGAGCCGACGGTTGGTGGCACTGAACTCCACCTGTCCGGCGGCACTGATCGATCCATCGCTGTCGAGTAACCCCTGCAGCAAAGCCTCTCTTTGGCGAGTTCCAGCCGTGAGGTACCGCTCTGGAACATGCTTGTTTCCAGTGCCCCACACGCCCAGCCTCGTGCACTGTGCCTGGAATCCGAACTTGCGTGGCGCTATCCGAAAACGCACCTCGTGCGCTGTCCGAGCGCGCTTCGACGACACGATCTCAGCACCTGCACCTTTGATGAGCGTCGTGATCTCTCCAACGTCCCGATCGCCGACTGTGATCAGAGCAGACGACGACGAACCATCACCCAGCCAGAGTCCGAGCAACCAAGGATCGATCGGCAACTCGGTGTCCGGGGACAGGATTGCGTGTTGCACCGGAAGCCGGAATGCGCACTCACGTTTGCTGCGCATCAACCCCCGCTCGATCAACTGCCGCGTGGTCAGTGTCTCCCACAGGTAGGTTCGCAACTGCCGCTCTCCACGCCGGCCTTTGCTCACACAGCGTCTGCGATCCTGCACCGTCCACAGGTGGTCAGCATCTGCGACAAGCCTCCGCCCATCAGTCGTCTCCACCTCGAAACACTCACGGTTGGCCGTCGCGTCGAACGCACCCGTCACGCGCGCTGAATGCCCATCTGGGTGGTAGACCTCGTCACCGACCGATAGTTCACCCATCGTCGACCAACCGTTCGTGGTGAGGATCGGCGTATCGATGTCGAGCGCCTTCCCGTTCTGTCGCGCCACCAGCACGACTACGGTGCGGAACCGGTATCGACTCACCTCGTCCAACTCGAGCGCATGGATCAAAAGCCACTTCTGCCAGGGGAAAAGGGTGACACCCAGCACCGTCTCGGCAAACGCGATTGCTGCCCATCCGTGCGAGGTCTCCCGAGTCAATTCCCGCAAAGGCGGCGTGAACACCCGCGGTTCCTCGCGCCCCTTTCGTTCGACCTCACGAGACTTCATACCCACATCAGCTCGCCGTCATCTCCTTGACCGCCGACAACTTCCCGCGCTTCTTCCGACCACCGCGCTCGAGGATCGCCATCGTCTCGTTCAACCGCGCCACCGCTGCTGAATGCTGTGCATAGGCCGCGGAATTGTCCAACAGCCTGGCCAACGCGATCGCCGCCGCCACCCGGCCCGGCTTCTCCTCAGCCGTCGCGAAACCCTCGATCTCCCGACGCACCTGCGCCTCAACCGAATCCTCATCGGGAGCGGCTGGCGCGTCCGGCGGGTCAGACCTCGGAGGCGGTACCGCCGACAACGAACCCGACTGCGGCGCCGGTACGCCCGCCTTCTCCGCGTTCTTCCGCCGACGCAAATCCCGCCGATACTCCGACTGCGCCTTCTTGCACGTGTCACACCGGCATCCAGCCAGGTAGCGCGTCCGATTGTGTACGTCACCCATTGGCGTACACCTCCTCGGTACATGTACATGTCCCACCCAGCCCGCCAAATTGGGCACTACCGGCGGAGGCGCCGTGGCGTGGGGGTTGTGGTGATTTCACCCCCCCTACCTGGGGTTTCGGTCACCATCCGGTGGCTTTGGTCCAGGTGGGTGGTGGCATTGGTGTGTCGCCTCGTGTGCGGTTGCATCGGCTGTGGGAGGGGCGGAGGTTGCCGGGGTCGTAGGCGAGGTGGGGGTGGGTTTTGCGGGGGTAGTAGTGGTCTGGTTCGAAGGCTTCGGGGTGTTGGGGTGGGGCGTTCCAGTTGATGGGTTGGTGGCAGATGTGGCAGGGCGCGTTGGTCGCGCGGCATCTGGCCTGGAAGTCGTGCTTGATGGTGCGCCAGCGGTGTCCGTTGTTGATGCCCACGTTGTTAGTGGTGCTGTTCGGCTTGGATGGCGTTGTGCCAGGCTGCTTCTCGCATGCCTTCGGGTTTGTGGTGTTCGGTGATCCATCGTGCTGCTTGGGTGAGGCAGTAGATGGGGAGGAGGGGGAGCCAGAGGATGAGCATGGGTGTGTGCCTCGTGTTGCTTGGCTTGGAAATGAGGGAGGTGCTGGCCCTCGTGTGGGCACAGCACCTCAACCTGAGCTTTTAGGATTCGGTCTTTTCGGGTGTTTGTCAAGCACCCTCGATCGGTCATGCGTGTTGTCGTCGTTGTGCTTGTTCTCTGAGTCGGTGGAAGACGTCGCCTGCGCGGTACAGCTTTTGGCCGTCGCGGGTGCGGCCTCGGACGGGTAGTCGGTTGCGGCGTCGGTATGCGAGGTCGTGGATGGTTTTGGGTTTGATGTGCTGGTTGAGGCGGTCGCGCACGATGTCGACGAGTTCGTTGGCGGTGAACAGTTGGGCTTCGAGTTGGGCGTCGACGCGTTGTCGTTGGTATTCGATGCCGATGACGTTGCCGCAGTCTCGGCACGTCATGGCGGTGGCTTCGTTGCGTGCCCAGAGTGCGGTGCCGCAGATTTCGCAGTAGCCGTGGAAGTGGGGGCGTTCGGGTGTGTCGACGGCGCGGAAGGCGGCGGCATGGGCTGAGACGATTGCGGTGGCGTGGTGGGTCGCGTGGTCGGTGACGGCGAGGGCCGTGACGTGGCGGATGAGCCAGGCGGCGAGGTAGGGGGTGCGGCGTTCGCCGGGCCAGGTGTAGCCGCGTTGGGTGCAGGTGTCGAGGACGGCTTCGCGGAGGGTGCCGTGGAGTTGGTGGGCGGCGTCGGAAGCGTTGGTGTCGTAGGGGATGGGGGTTTCGCCTTTCGATCCGCTGACGCGTTCTTGGTCGGTGCGGAATGCGTTGTCGCGGATGAGGGTTGAGTCGAGGTCGTCGGCGAGCCAGTCGCGGATGTCTTGGAGTTTCCGCACGATCGTGTCTTGGGTGGTGCGGTCGATTCCGGGGTCCGGGGTCGTCATGGGGTTGCTGCTCCTCGGTGGCTGGCGGTGCGGTCCTGGTTGACGCGGAGGTTTTCGCTGTAGACCGTGACGGTGCGGCGTTCGGCTTCGGCTGGGCGGGGTGGTGTTGGCGTGCAGTCGCAGTCGTGTTCTGCGGCCGGGATCTCGAGGTGGCAGCGGGGGCAGATCGTCACGGTTCGATCCAGTCCCGGTCGCATCGGCAGATTGATCCGCAGTTCTCGTTGTGCCAGTTCCAGTCTCGTTCGGCTGCGAACCATGCTGCCCACGATTGGGCTTCTGCGAGGGTGGTGCTTGCCGCTCGCGACGCCTGCTGTCCGCCGGCGGAGACGCCGTTGAGGTAGTTCCACGCGTCGTCGAATCGCTTTGAGGTCATGGTGTTGCCGACCTGGATTCCGATTACGGGGACGTCGCGGCCGTTGACTGAGTACCTCTCGCTGTCGTTGATTGTGACTCGCACTCCCGAGTCGACCAGGACGACGCCTGCGTGCCAGCGCAGTTTCTCGATCTCAGACCAGGTGTCTTGCAGTGGTGGCTCGATGTGGCTGCCGTTCGATGTCTGGACACGCTTCACGTCCAAGGGTTCGTACGTTGTCATGCGGGTGTCCTTTCGGGCCAGGTGACGGATTGGAGGCCGTTGTGTTGCCACGTCTGGACGTCGAAGGGGAGAGTCCAGCCAGACCACAGGGCACCCATGGAGGCCATCACGAGCGCGTCTGCGCAGTCGTGGTTCGGTACTCGGATGTCGGGCCACTGGTTGCGGACTGCGGCGAGCACGTCGGGTTTCTGCGCGTTGCCTTTGCCGGTGGCCCACTTGGCGCGGGTCTTGGGGTTCACCACCGCGGTGGGAATTTGGGCTGCGAGCAGTCCCGAGAGGAGTCCCCACCAAAGGCCGGCACGGTCGTGGGTCGATGGGAGGTTGGTGCCGTATGCGGGGCCTTCGATGACCGCGAGTTCGACGTCGCGGGGGATGAGGGATAGCACGTAGCGTGCCTGGGTCACGATGCGCTTGGAGCGGGTGGCCCAGTCGTCGGCGTTGTGTCCCGCGTGTCCGACGGACCGCAGGAGTGTGACTTTCGCGGTAGAGAATTCACTCGAGATGTCACTCTCGAGGACCGCGACGCCGCAGTTCGTGAGGCTCGGGTCGATCCCGACGACGTGGCTCATTGGCGGCCTCGTCGTCGGTCGGCGCGTTGCACCCAGTAGGGGTCTTGGCGGGGTGGGGTGCGGCGTCGGGTCGCGCGGTTCGTGGGGCGGGTGAACTGGGTGGAGTCGAATGCGACGGAGTTGGCATCCGCGGGAAGCGCGGGGTCTTCGAATACGTCGAGACCGAACAGGCTCAATCGGGGTGGGGCGTCGTCGGGTGTGAAGTCGAATGTCGTTTCGTCACCTCGTTGTTCGACGTTGCTGGCGATGCCGGTGCGGACTTGGCCGTCGACGTCGACTCCGACGCGCATCCCGTCGGCGACGTTGGTGAATGCCTCGCGGTAGCTGTACTCGATCCGGTCGGTGGCTCGGCGGAAGGTGTTGCCGATCTCGGTGAACTGTTCGACGAGCCGTTCTTGCCATGCCTGCATCTGGACGTTGAAGCGTTCCAGTGCGAGACGCATTCGGGTACGTCGGGGCAGGAGGTGCGTGAGGTTGTGTGTGGTGAACCAGTCGATGTGCGGGGACGCCGCGACGATCTCGCGGGAGTGGACGTAATCGCCTCCGGGTCCGGTGATCTCGTGCCACAGGAGGTGGCCGTCGCAATCGTCGATGTTGGGGGTGTGGATGTCGAGCGTGAGGGGAGTTCCCGAGTCGTCGAATGTGCGGTGAGCGTAGGTGCCGTCTTCCGTGGTGCGGACGAGGTGCATCACCGCCTGGTATTGGCTGAGTCCGCGACCCACGCGCACCGTGAGGGTGGGGAGATCTGGGCCTTCCAACTCCATGAAGACGTTCTCGCGGTCGACATGGGTGAGATCCACTCTCCACCAACGTGGTTCTGGTTCGCGGGCCGCGATGAGCCACGGGTTGTGGGGCAGGGAGCCAAGCCATGACGGTGATCGGTCACCAGGGATCACGGCACCAGGTGAGTCGCACGTGATGACACCGCCAGGCGAGTAGCCGCCGCCTAGGCCGTACATCACTCGGCAGAGCGGGCAGGTGCAGCCCGTGTGGGGGTTCCCGGCGAAGGGTCGCATGGTGGCGGGCATCGGGCCGATGAAGTCGCTACCGGGGCACAGGATGTCGGAGTCGTCTTGGTCGTATCGGTAGCCGTCGAGGATCGCGGACGTCGCATACTCCGCTTCCTCGCCACGCTCGTAGGCTTCGGCGGCACGTCGCCGGTACTCGGCGCGCATCTCCTCGAGCCGCTTCGTGATGGCAAGGCCGTGCCAGTCGCGTCCGCAGTGCCAACACCGACGGTCCGCGGTTCGGGCGCGTTGCTCGTGTCCCGATTCGCCGGCGGCGAGTTGCTCGTCGATCAACGCGTCGATGTCGTCGATGATGTCGCTGCGGCTCACTGGACGTCGGCCTTCTGGACGTCGCTACCCCACGGCACGAGCACCACTTCCATCGTCGTGCCGTTTGCGTGGCGGTAGGCGTCGAGCTCGGTGGCGAACGGCACGACACCCGACATGTCGCTGTAGCGGGCGACCCACACGCCTTGGGGTGGGGTCGTCGTCTTGTCGGTGGCGTCTCCGAAGAGCGCCTGGAACACCTTGCCCATTCCGTCGCTGGTCGACGTCGACAGTTGGAGCTTCACGTTCGCCTTGGTCAGCCAGTCGAACACCCAGTTGGCTTGCTCGGTGCTGGCGGTGTTGATCGGGGGCATCACGTTGGTGCTCACAGGTTTTCGACCTCCCGGACGATGTGGTGGATGTGGGTGAACGGCATGCCGCAGACGGGGCATGCGGGTGGCGGGCCACCGGCTCGGGCGTGGGCGAAGGTACGGCGTACGTGGTCGACGATCAGGTCGAGGCAGTGTTCACACAGGACCGTCACGTGGTTGCCGCACACGCGTTGCCCTGGCTGGCGTGGTGGGTGCATCGTGACGCGGAACCGGGCGGGTGCGGTGCACACGACTTGGGGGCTGGCGGAGTCGCAGCGGATGAGTGCGTGATCCGTGGGGAGGCGGACGGGTTGGTTCACGAGTCGCGTCCTTTCGCGAGGGCGGCGCGCGCCATGGCGGCGCCACGCCGGTTGCGTTCGGCCGCGGTCGGGTCGTGGTCACACACCCGGGTCCCGACGTAGCCGCGTTCGTCGCACAGGTCGCACGCCACGATCTCGGCTGCGGTGGCGGCGGCTAGGGTTTCGAGTTCTCGGCGGCGGGCCTGGACGTTGGCGAGGGCTTGTTCGGCGTCGAAGCGTTCGCGATGGCGGCGCGCGTCAGCGCAAGCACCGCAGGCGGGCGGGTAGTCGTCGTGGAGGTGTTGGGGGCAGCGGGGATTGGGCGGTTCGGGGTGGGTGGGTTCGGCCTCGCGTGCGTGTACGTGTGCGCGCGACCCCCCAACCCTTAAACCTCCAGAGGTAACTTCTTCTCCCTCACCTTCACCCTCTCCCCGGGGTTCGCGATGGGTTCCGGAAGGGTTCAAGGGTTCGGGATGGGTTGTCGATGGGTTGTCGATGGGTTCTGAAACCCTTTCGGATGGGTTGTCGAATCCTTCGTTCGGATCGATCTCATCGGCCACCGCGACCGTGTCCTTGCGGCCCATCCGACGCAGCTCTACAGCGAGTTCGTGGCGCAGCCACTCCGACGCCGCCATACCCGCACACTTGAGTGCGTTCTTCAGCAGGTTCGGTTGCTTGATCACGTTGCTACGCCGCATGTACGAGCGCACCAGCAGCTCGTCCGTGTCCTCATCGATGCAGACGAACCGGGCTGTCTGCAGCACCTTCAGATCGGCCCACAGGTCGTCGACCGACATGGAGTCGCACGCCTTGGCCCACTTGGTGATCTGCAGCGGGATCAGGCCCGCGCGGTCGAGTTCTTTCTGTGAGATCAGTTGGGCGTACGTTGCCTGCGCGGTACGCGGCAACGCACGGAAGTCTTTGTCACGCCAGATGGATTCTTCGAGGAATCCGCCAGTATTGGCCATCAGGTGCTCGGCACCTCCTTGTTCGTCTCGTCGTTGAGTCGTGCGAGTGCCTTGGTGATGAGTGCCCAGGCGCCGTCGCCATAGCGGTGCTGCAGGTCGAATCTGACGGTGGGATGGCCCGTTTGGGTGATCGTCACGCGGTACGTGTTGATCGCGTCGGCGACGGTGCCGCCGTCGGGGATGGGGCCGTTCTCGATGCGTTGGGCTTCGAAGTGGCCGATCTGAGTCAGGTTGACGCGCAGGGGAAACCACAGGGCCATCACGCACCAGCCTCGAAGTCGAACAGGGTGGGCATGTCGTTGCGGCGTTCCTCGGCCTCGAGATACTTCACGCTGTCGAGCCAGTATCCGGCGTTGAGTTCGACGCCACGGCCTCGACGCCCAGCCTTGAGTGCTCGGAGTGGCACCGTGCCGAGTCCAGAGAACGGATCGAATACGAGCTCGTCTGGATTCGAGAATCGATTGATGAGACGGTCCACGATGTCAATCTGCAACGGGCATACGTGCATCTGGACGTTGCGCCGCTTCTGCTCGCCATTGAGGGTGAGCATCCGGTTCACGTCGTGCCACACATCGTCACGCCACGATGCAGGTGCGAGCGACATGAACGTCGCGGGGAGTGATCCGCGGCCGTCGAGCTCCTCCCCGATGCGCACGTGTGACTCGTAGTCGTACACCTGCCGCAACGTCTGGTCAGTGAACAGCTTTGACAGCTGCTCGGGCGGAAGGGCTGCAAGTTCGTCGGTGGTGAGAAGGCGGTCGCCGGAAGATCGCCAGAAGGCGTGCGCGTCGACCTGCCAGCGGGCGCGGGTGTAGGTATCTTTCGACTTCACCACCGGAGTGTCGGCATAGCCCTTCTCGCGGTTCGTCTGCGGCTTATGGAACAACAGGATGTATTCGGGTGACCCGACCCCCATTTTCGTTGCGTCCTTGCACTGCTCAGACCAGCCGAGTCGATAGGTCTGGTTGTTCTCTCGCACAACGTCGGTGACGACGGTGATCATGCCCATGTAGTCGAATCCGTGGCGTTGGGCGTGGAAAATCGCCTCCGCGTGGAACGGTGAGACGGTGGGCACTCCGGCTCCGGTGACGTTGCCGAACAGGATGCGATCCTTGACGTGACAGGCGTACACGCGGCCCGGTTTGAGGATGCGCAGCAGTTCGGGGGTGAGATAGTCCATCTGTTGCCAGAAGTGCTGGTTGTCGTCGGTGTGGCCGAAGTCCTCGACGGCCGGGGTGTACTCGTAGTGATTGGAGAACGGGATCGACGTGACCACCAGGTCGATCGAGTTCGCTTCCATGCCTTGGGTTTCGGGTACGCAGTCGTTGTTGGCGAGTAGCCATCCGTCGCCGGATGCTTCCGATCTGGTGACGCCTATGGAGCGTTTGAGGGCGTCGCGGATCGAGGTCTGCGACAGGCCGTGTTCGTTGATGACCTTCGTCATATTGTTGGTCAACTCCTTGTGCTGTGCCCACTTCTCGAGCAGCGAGGCTTTGACCTCGCGCTCGGAGTCGGCGTAGATGACATGGATGCGGCAGCGGCGCGTCTGTCCGAATCGCACGATGCGGTGCTGGGATTGGATGAAGTCGTTGAACTTGTGCGTGATGCCGACGTAGACCGCGGTGTTGCACTGTTGCAGGTTCATGCCCTGCCCGAGCATCACGGGTTTTCCGATGAGGCACTTCGTCTTTCGATCGCGCCATGCCTGTAAGCGTCGTTCGGTTTCGTCGGGATCGAGTGAGCCGTAGACCGATGAGTAGCTGAACCCCATGCGGTCCATCGCTGCTTCGATCGCGGCCTGTTCGGCGTTGAGGTCGCACCAAAGGATGATCTGATCCCCACCGGTCACGGAGTCGTGCGTGGCGACGAGTCGAGCGAGCTTGGCGACACGCGCCGCGATTGTTTCCCGCTTCTCCCGTGACGCATCCACGAGACTCATCGCCGTGCCCTTGAAGAGTGGTGCGGCGCCGTCGCGGTCGAACTTCACATCCGTGTGGTCGGCGTCGACCTCGTGCCATTCCATGTCCACACCCGGCAGGTCGTATCCGGTTGCGTCACACCCGATATCAGCCGGTGACTGTACGAAAATCGACCACGTGTTGAGCCACAACCAAAACTCACGCTCTTTGTGTGGATACAGAGTGAGATTGTTCGCCTTGGTGGAGTCACGTTGGAAGAACCGCGTGTTGTGCGTGACCAGGCAATCGCGGGTCACGTACAGGTGATCTGGATGATCGACGGCAATGCACTGTGCCAACTCGGTGCCGTCCGGAATGACCGCGGTGATGTACCGGCGCGGCGGGTACTTGCCGCGGTCTCGCACGAGGTCGGCCTTGCGTGGCAGCCGGAACGGTACGGTACCGCTCGGCAGGCGCAGAGTCACGATGAACTGGATACGGCCGGGGTCACCGTTCGGTTTGCGGCCCACACGTTCAGCGACGGTTGCGGTGCCGCCGAGCGATCGTGCAATGAACAGGGTGTCGTCGGCGAGATGCCGGGACGTTGTGCACAGCCTGGTGGTGCGGTTTCGCGGATCATTGGAGATCGTGCCGTCTGCGTCCATCAGTCCCTGCAACAGCGCCAGACGGACGTCAGGCGTGTTGTACAGGTAGTCGTCCGGTACGAACTTCTCCCACGCGCGCTTGCCGATCATCCCGTACCGGCGGACAGCACGTAGAACCGCGTTGGACTCGTGTCCGCGGCCGGTGCGTCCGGCCGCGCCAGCCGAGATCGCGTAGTCGTAGTTCGGTTGACCGTCAGCGCGGACATGCGGGTTCTTCCTGACGCCCAAGCCGAGGTCGGCGACTGTGGCCGCGAGATGATCGACGATCCACTCGTCGGCGGTGGTGAAGTTCACCGACGTCTGCCGGAGGTGACCGTCGCCGAGCAGGAAACCGAGCAGATAGGGGTCCAGGTCGACGGTTCGGGCGTCGAACATCACCGGGTCAGCTATCGGCACCTGGTGGTTCTTGGCGCCAGTCGACGTACAGACGAGTGACTGTGCGATCTCGTCGGTGGTTTTCGTGGACCAGTACAGTCGGCCAGTAGTTCCGGGGTTGCGTTTGATGAACTTCGTTGCGGCGTTGCGTTCGTACTGGGTTCGGGTGAGCCACAGGTGGTCGCCAGTGGTGCGGGTGTACGTGCCGTCGCTGAACTCGACGCGGTAGATCGGCTTCTCGCCCTGGGGGTAGACGCCGAGGATGTCGGTGGGTTTGCCGTCGACGCCAATCACCTGATCGCCGGGCCGAAGGTCACCCATTGTCGACCACCCGGCAGGCGTCAGCACCGGCTCGCTGAGCGGCTGCGCGAGGGCCTGCCCGGTGTCCATAACGCCGAGGTATCCCGCGTAGTGAATCAATTCCTTGTAGCGGTTGGGCGAGGGGGTGGCGGTGGCGACGAACCGGAACCGCACATCGGCGAACATCGGGAGGAACGTCTGGTAGGTCTTCGAGCCGAATGATCGCAGGATCGATGCCTCGTCAAGGCTGACCGCGGTGAACTGCGCCGGATGCAGCTTTCCGTCGCGCACCGATTCGTAGTTGGTGATGTAGATGCCGGGCCCGGCAACCTCAGCGTCACGGCGGATGAATGCGGTGTCGTACCCCAACTTGGCGGCGTCCCGGGCGAATTCGCCACGAACGCCGAGGGGGCACACAATCAATGCACGCCCACCTTCGCGAGTGATGCACTGATGAAGGGTTTCCAGTTGCATGAACGTCTTGCCGAGACCGAACGCGGCGAAGATCGCGCGTCGCCCACCCTTGACTGCCCACTGCACGATGAGGCGTTGATGCGGGAACAGGGTGGGGTGTACGTCGTCGAGATCGATGTCGAATCCGAAGTTGCGATCAAAATCGACCTTGGCTGTGAGGAAGTCGGCGTAGTCGGTCATCACGCCACCCCCAGGCTTTCGGCGACGGCACCCACAAGGTCACGCGCGGCGGGCGGCACCACGGCGTTGCCGGCCATCTTGACCTGTTCGCGTCGGTTCCCCAGCATCACGTACTCGGCGGGAAACGCCATGCCGCGCTTGATCTCCGACGGCTCCAACATGCGGAATTCGCAGTCGTTGATGTCGGCAGCGGTCACGACATGCGCCTCGGTCTCGCGCGTGGTGCGGGTTCGCAACGGCTCCGATGACGGATACGCGGTGTCATTCCACGTGCCACCTGAGGGCACTAGGAGTGACTGGTGACCCACAGTTGTGACGGTGCGCATCACCTCCGATGTCGGGGTGACCATCTCGGCTCCGCTGCCCTTGCTTGAGTTGTTCCGCATCAGGAGTCCGTGATGGTTGCCCGATGCCGCGAACGTGTCGAGTACATCGTCGGTGGTCTTCGGCGCGTTGTGTCCGCGTAGGGTGACGAGAATCCCCGTCTCTGAGCGGGTCGTCAAGGTGCGCAGAGGATCGCCAGCGGAGCGCGCTTCCTTGCCCTCACGCCCCTCGACCGGAACCAGCAGACCGTGATGCTCACGTGTGGTGGCGGTCGACAGCGGCTCGGCCACTGGGCGGCAACCGGATTGGCCGTAGTACTCCGCCAACACTGGACTGCCGGTGCCGTACCGCTCGAGGCCCGCGCGGATGCGCGCCATCGTCTTCGGTGACAGGGGCTTTGCCCGGTCACCGATCTTGGTGCCCCGCAACTCCCAGTCGATGATCGACGACGCGGGCAACCATCCCGGCTCCACTACCGCGTTGCGGCACTCCTTGCGCGGGCAGCGATACACGTACTGTGCGCGTGCCCCGTAGCGGCCACGCCGCTTCCGCTGATCTTTCCAGGCTTGCATCGCATCGATCCACCCGTGCGTCTCGCACCAGGCGCGCGGCCGTGTCCACTTCTCGAGGTCGGGGGCACGTTCACCGTCGCGCCAGCACACCACGTACAGGCGGTCGCGAGACTGCGGTGCGGGCAGACCGCCGGCCTGCGCGTGCATCGCGTTGAGGTACACCTCGCGGCAGTGGTAGCCGACGTTGCGCATGTCGGCCAACCAGCGTTCGAATGCCCCGACGTACAGTGCGCGCGTGGACACGTCGACGACGTTCTCGACGACGATCGCGCGGTATCGGTGGTATTCGGCGAAGCGGGGGACGTCGAACATCAGCATGCGTGACCGCATGTTCGCTTCGTCGGCGAGCGGGTCCTCCCACAGGCCGGGGTCGATGTGTTCTGCCGATTTACCCGATGCGACAGTCCATTTGGTGCATTCGGGGCTAGCCCAGAGGATGTCGGTTTTGGGGAAGTAGGACGGCTTCTCGCGGTGCAGGTCGACACACGCGTGGTCGGCGTCGGGGTGGTTCGAGTTGTGAGTCTCGACCGCCAGGTCCCAGTGGTTCGCCGCGATACGCACCTCGACACCAGGCACTTGGACCGCGCCGGTGCTGGAACCGCCTGCGCCGCAGAACAGGTCGGTCAGTGTGAGGGTCATCGTCGGCACTCTCCGTCGTGTCCAGGTCGCAAGACACACGGATCGGCAGTGCAGATGTCCTCCCGGGCCGCGAGCCAGTCGGCGTGTGCGTCGAGGATCGCGTCGATGACTTCGCCATCGAACAGGTCGTCGCCGTCCTCGTCGACGATCGTGCCGAACGCGTTGCTGACTTGCTCGCGCACGTACTCGCGTCGGTCGTCGAACAGCTTCGTGAACGGGTTGCCGTAGTCGGATTCGACGTTGCGTAGCAGCGCGTCGCGGTTGTCGGGGTCGAGGCCGATCTGGTGAATGGCTCGGCGTAGCGCGATGACGGCGTCGTTGTGGCCCTCTTCGTAGCCGGTTTCGAGTGCGCCGAGGTGTGTGGGGTCGTGGGCGGTATCGGTCATGACTTCACCTCTCTGTCTCTTCAACGAGCGCGTAAACGTGCCACACGAGACCCGAAGGTGTGACGACCGTGTCGATGTAGTCGCCGATACGGCCGATGGGGATCTGATTTCCGGTGCCGACGATCGTGATGGTGACGACGCTCTCGCTATTGGTGAGCGTGGGGTACACCTCGTACCAGAGGTCGAGGCCAGTGTCGTGGAGCGCGGGAACGCGGGGATTCGCGGCGGCGAGAACCCGCCGCACATACCCGGCCACCGTGAACGTCTGCTGGTCGATTATCCCGACGATCTTGCGGTGGATCGTGAGCGCAGGTTCAGGGCGCGTCATCGTTGACCATTCAGCGTCTTGGCCATGCACTGTGGGCACACTTCACCGTCATCGCCGGAGTACCAGCCAACCGGCTGGCCCGTGATGACTTGCAGCGGGTTGTAGTCGTAGGCGTCGGAGACGGTGCGTTGACGTCGGCACAGTGAGCACGTCGGAACACCGCCGCGGGCCGCTTCTTCCTCTTGTCGCTGTGCCCACTCGCGGAGGTCGTCGGGTGTGGCCCAGTTGACTTCGCGGTCGTCGCACGCCGCTTCCATCACGTCGGCGGCCTCGCGGAGCTGGGCAGGTGTCGGCTGGTCGGGCATCACTCGTCGCCCTTGCTGTGGGAGAACGCGGGGCGCAGCACCTTGTCGCCGTCGGATTTGGTGTCGACGTCCAACTCCGCTTGCGCCGTGTCGGCGTCGTCCGAGCTGGGGGTTTCCGAGGTGTCGGCGTTGCCCGCCGTGACGTAGTCGCGGAGGAAGTCGGTGATGACGTCGTCGATCACCTCGCCGCGTTCGAACGCCGAGTCTCGCGCCTCCTGCCACAGGTCCTAGAT